CACACACATTTGATATAATATTTGTATTAACAAGTTCTTAAATGCATAAAATAAAAGAAGAGATGCGCTAACATCTCTTCTAGTAACTGCTACCGCAAGGTGAGTGGCTACAACTAAATACTACTTTTTAGATTTAGAAGACCGCCCACGCTTTGCCGGCTTACGGGTGGTCTTCTTCTTTTTCTTTTTAGAAGTAAATTTCTTAAACACAAAGACTACTACTTCTCTAGCAATGGTCTTTATGATTTCTAATAAGATCAGTAAGAGAATCTCCATTCGGCTACACCTCCTTTCCCCATCAAATGAGAAAAGGACAGTCGTAACCTCCCACCCTACAATATACAGTTGTTCTTATTCTATCATACTTGTACAAGCTCACCAATATAAAAAAAGAAGACCGCCATTACTGACAATCTTCCATTCACAAACTACATAAAACTTTCTGGGTATTTCTAGTATATCATCCTAGTTCTAAAAAAGAAATAAATTTCCAAGTGTAGGAAATTTCACGTACTATATCTGATTGATAAAACCAAATTCTGAAATAGGGCATATTCTAACCCACCGTCCCCTTATCCTCTAACCAAATAAGTAGTAAATCCTTTATTTATTCCTCTATCTTAGTCAGTCATTCCCCCAGGTCTTAAACCATCTCAAATTTTTCATCTTTTCTTCGCAATTAAGCTTGACTGAAGGTCTTGAAGGTTTTTATCATGTGGGAACGATTATGGAATACGGCTGGAAGGCAGATTTATCCCCTACTTTGAAAGATCACAAAAAAAAGTAATCAATCAAAATAGATGGATAAGCGTCTTGTTTTCGCCATGCGGTCACTTATAAGGTATCCGTATGTATAGACCCTGTTCACTCAGCGATTTTCACCGCATACATCCTTTTTCTATGGCTTGTCCTTGTAATATCGTCCCTACACGACAAACTGAATGTACTCCCTAGCACCGTAATGCTAACGATAACCACCCGAACCTTTTAGGGATCCGTCCCTGGGCACGTTCTCGCCCTCCCTCACCAGAAGAACAGGATTCCAATGAGGGGTGCTGTTTTTGTAGGCGCATACTCTGTACCCCCTGCACGACCAACAGCTAGCCACGCACGTAACACGTTCCTCCTATATGTATAGCAGCACGGAATTACGGCTTATCAGTTTTTATTTACGTGGTATCAGGCAATTCCACGCGAACAAAAAACAAAAAGGCATCTCCAATTCCTAAATGGCCTGTACATTCACAAGACCTCTAGGCTTAGAGATGCCCTATATATATCTTTTAACTGCAAAAAATACAATTCTAGCATTTACTAGTTGAATTTTAGCTGAATCATAGATAAAATGGGTATATCAAATAAGCCTAGTCGAAAGGCATAATTGTTTAAGGATAGTGGTGGTACACTACTTAAACCGAATTCCTGCATGGTTACAGGTCATGTCTAGTAAGTGTTGGTAGCAATTACTAGAGCTGAGTCATTCCCACAACGGTTGGTAGCCGTTAGCATATGGGAGTGGCTTTTTGTTTTGTGTTCATATTCAATTGTTTTTAATTTTGTTTTATCGATCTTCTTGATCTTCATTTATGTAAAATATCAAATTCTGTTTAGATTTGTAGAATGGTGCTTGTTGTTTATTACGTTACAACAAGCTTTTTTCTTTGTAAATACAGAAATGACAACTTAAAACTACGCACAGGTAGAGATATACACCTACGAAAAAGTGTAAAAGTATACTTTTCTACCTAACTTTGAAAATTAGTATACTTTTTCAAAGTTACGCATAAGTAGAAAAGTATACTTTTAACCTCTTATTTATAATTGATTCCTTCATAAAAATTATAAATAACCCTTTGATAAGGGCATTTAGAGAATTAACTTCTAAACTACGAAAAAGTGTAAAAGTATACTTTTACACTTTCAAAATCATACATTCTATAAACTACGTATAAGTAGAAAAGTAGAAAAGTATACTAAAAAATCTTACGCTTTAGTATACTTTTCTACCCTTTCGATAAATTTGTTGAAAAAATATAAACTTTTCTTCGGTATACTGTTGCGAATATTGTATGTAGATGTTACATTTTACTCAAAGGTATACTTATTCGGAGTTTTATGGAGGAATGTCGAAAATGACTAGACAAGCAACTACATACGTAATCGGTAACTTTAAAGGTGGAGTTGGAAAAACAAAAACAGCGACAATGTTAGCCTATGAAGCAGCTACTGTATTTAATGAGAAATGTCTATTAGTGGATATGGACCCTCAAGGTAATGCTACAAGAGTCCTTGCTAAAACTGGTGACATTGAACAAATAGACAAATCTATTACTGATGGATTTCTAAATCAAAATTTAGAGAATGAGATTATCCCAGTTATCGAGAATTTGGATATCGTTCCATCTAATACTTCATTTAGAAAGCTTTCGAAAATCCTCTTTGATATGTTCCCAGAGGATGAACTTGCACAAATTACATATTTAAAGAAGTTACTAGAACCATTAAAAGATAAATATGATCGTATCTATATTGATGTACCACCAACAATCAGTGACTACTCAGATAACGCTATGATAGCGGCTGATTATTGTATCATCGTTCTACAAACGCAAGAGCTATCTTTAGAGGGTGCTCAAACATATATCGCTTATATGCAGTTCTTAGCAGAAACATATGATGCAGACCTACAAGTTTTAGGTATTATTCCAATGATGCTACATCAAGGAAAACGAGTGGATAATAAAGTATTACAACAAGCTCAGGAAATGTATGGCGGAAACGTTCTAAATACAATCGTGAGATATCAAGAGCGCCTAAAAGTGTATGATATTGAAGGGATTCATAAAAACGTAAATGTTAGCGGTAATATTGATATGTGGGATGAAAAAGCTCATCAACTATTCATTGATGTTCTTAGCGAACTTAATGAACATGAAAACTATTTTGCTACTATTAACGCTTAAGGAGGAAGTTCATAATGTCTAAAGCACCATTTCAGCCTATAGTCACAAAACCTGGAAACACATTAAATGACAAAGGTGTACAGATAAAAGGAACTAACGATTTTGGCCGTAATAGTGAGCCCGTTAAGAAACAAGTTATTAAGCCTATCATCAATAAAGCTAAAGTAACTGCTCCAGAGAAGCCAGATAATCGTTTAGTTCCATCTAAAACTGCCAAAATTTCACCTGCTGTTCAATTAAAGCTAAATACATTAAAGCCATTTATAAAGGAACAAGAAAATATGGATAAAGCATCAGTTAACAGCATTATCGATATGTTGCTTGAAAGCTATGTAAATACTAAGTTAACAACTCGACAGTCTGAAGGGTATAAAGGTATGTACAAGCACCTTTACGAGATGTTGGAAAAGAAATAATAAGTGCGAAATTTTAAATAGGAGTGGTTAATTTGGATAAAAAATACCTAGTGACCGTGACACCTGTTCAAGATAACCCAAAAACACAGAACAAGAATTCATTGTCCGCAGCAGACAGGAAGAATATAAAAGTATCACCTGAATCACTTAGTAAAATAAAGGCTATTTGTACAATGAAAGACATGAAGAATTATGAGTTTATTGATGAAATATTAAACTTCTACATCACTAATAAATTGAATGAACGTGAAAAACATACCTTGAATGACATAATTTCTGAAAGAAAATAATTAAAAATACTAATATAAAAAGCCCTATATATGTAGGGCTTTTTATACACTTACTCTTAAGTAGAAAAGTAGAAATGTATACTTTTCTACTTTTGCGTAGTTTGTTGAAAACTCTTACCAGAACTTCCACCACGGCTTTTTCTTCTCTTTCGCAGCAGCAACCTCATCCCGAAATTCCTGCATCATTCTCTTTGTTTCCTGCATTTCACGTAGTGTCTTCATAAGCGTCTCATCCCGCGCTTCCAATCGTTTTTCCACTCGCTCATTATGCGCTTCTACGCTCGCTTTGATTTCCTCGTTACTTTGCTTTGCCTGCTCACTTAATCGTTTTTCCATTGCTAACATACTCTGATTCATTTCTTGCGCCATAACGCTGTACTGTTCCTGTAATTGCTGTTTAATGTGGAATGGCACTAAATCCGTTTCTTCAGCCTCTTCTTGAATCAGATCCGGATTTACTTTTTCTATTTGCTGTGCAATCATCTTCGCTGCCTTTTCCAACGTCATACCGTCATGCTTGCTAAGTTCAATTAACTTCTCAATCACCATAACGTCATGCTCTGTGTATTGGCGTCTACCACGGTTATCTTTCTTTACAGCGAATCCCTCTCGTTGCAATACTTCCATGTACTTTCTAAGGGTGCTATCACTTATTCCTAGTCGTTTGTATACTTCACTAGCAGAATAAACAATTTCGTCCGTCATAGCGTCACAACACCTCCTAGTGACAGTATTCCATGATGTTTTATAAATCCCTGCATTTAGCCATAAAAAAGTACACCTCCAATTGTTATTCGTGTCTAACAATTGGGGCGCACATCAAACAGGACAGCTCTTATTTTTGTTAATCAAACTATTCTTTTGTATAAAAATACTTTAATCCTTTAGCATCTAACCATGCTGTTGCTTTATCTAGCTCGCTACCTTGACGATAATCCGACTCAAAATAAACAAGCCCCTGACGATCTCCACGAGAAACAATTTTTGAAGTGTATCCAAGCGTATCCATCATTTGAATCATTTCAGGAATTAAATTCACACCAAATTCATAAGTAATCACCTTATTATGTTTGTTCACGATAATCTCCACTCCTTCTACTTTATACGATGTATTTGTAAACCAATCTAACGATTTGCCGCCAATCAATTTGTTTAGATCACATTTTCCGATACCAGGAACATTTCCTTCTTCAGTGTATTGCCAAATATCACAAGGATACGCTGGTTTATTACCACCGTATCGTGGAATCCATACAAAATCACAATTGACATTTACCATACCGAACGGAGCGTACATGTGGTGCCCTACATACAAGCCGACCTTCTTAGCACCTAATCTACGTAATTCATCGATAAAAGCCTGTGTACCAGCCATCATATCATTCATCGTTTTCACTTCTACATCAGCAACCCATACCGTTGCACTTTTATCGCCGCGGTTCCAAAAATCACGTGCTTCCACTCTTGCATCCTCTACTGAAACGAAACGACAAAATGCATAATTACCAAAAGGAATACCGTGCTGCTTCATGGCTTGTACATATCCTTTATATAATGGATCTACATAATTTGAGCCATCTTGTACACGAGCGATAATGAAATCAATGTATTGCTTTGCTATCGGCCAATTAATATCCTTATTCCATTTTGAAATATCTACAATGTAACCCATTATTTATCCTCTCCTTCGCTATTTACATCATGATCAGACCAAATCCCCAATGCGATACCAACTGTCAACAAATAAGGCGCTAATTCATCCAAAAAGCTTTTAGCCTCTGGAACGCCAAACTTCGTAAATAAAAATCCAAGCAAAGAAAAAACCGCAACCCATGTTTTCCAGTTGCGGAATCGTTTTTTGATATTTTCTTTTGATTGATTCATAACTAATCTATCTCCTTTTCTACATTATCTAAGCGTTTATGCGCTTGTTTGGCACTCTCTTCAACCCTTGTAATACGCTCTCCAAGTACAATCATTTGCTTTTCATTTGCCTTTAAATCAATACGAATATCATCAACTCCTTTACTGATGTACTCCAATTTCGCATTTGTTTCTGCCCCTTGTCTACCATCTGACTTAATCTCTTTCGAGCGATTCAGTGAATAAGACATATATCCTATCAATGCTGAAACGATTGCGATAAGTACTCCTACTTCAATTGTCATTTCTTCACTCCTTTTTATGCTGCAAAGCAACTTGGATCCATTCCAAATATATCTGCAATATCTTCTTCACTTCTATCCTTCAGATAAGATTGTGTAGTAGAAATATCAGAATGGTTAGCGAGTGATTTTAGTTTTTCAAGTGGTACTCCTTGCACTTTCAAATTATCTAATCTGCTGTGACGGAAACAGTGAGGATTCATTTTAAAACCCTTCCCTTCCTTTTCGTTCAGCATCTTAGCAAATATGTCGCACCAATAATTAAATACACTCTTGTTCAATCTTTTTCTCTCACCATTCTTATAAACACGCACAAACAAATCTGGAATAGTATCCTTACCTCGTTGATTTATATATAAACGAATGCATTTCTGCACCCGGTGATTGTAATATAATCTAAACTTCTTACCTCGTTTACCTCGGACTACATTTGTGTAATATTTTTCTGTCAGACCTTCTTTTTGAACTTGGTAAACTTCATTTTTTCTAGCCGCACTGTAATATGAAATTGCTAGATACGTAGCTAACATATATCTTTCTTGTACTATTAGCTCATCGATTAACCACTCAATTTGTTCTTCTGTTATAAAAGTGATTTCTCTAACTGGATTCTTAGGTAAACCACGCACTCGAGAACCTACATTAAATTCATAATCATAGTCATCATCATCCGCACAAAACTCTAACGCGGACCTTAATGCACTCATTAATCCGTTCACACGAGCATTAGACATCCCCATATCTTGAAAAATAATAGATAAATTTCGAATATCTTTACGCGTTAAATCAATAAGATTTTTATTTCCGAAGTGTTGATGTATTAGAAACAAAATAATTCGTAAATCCCAACCGTATTGCTTTAAAGTGCTTGCCGCTTTTCCTTGTGCTTTCTTTTCAATCAGAAAATCTTTGACTAGGTTTTTATTTCCTTGGCTAACATGCTTTTCGTAAATTGCTTGGTCTACTATTCGTTTCACACTAATCATCTCCTCAAAATAAAAAGAGAAGCGATATCGCCCCTCTTGATCTATGATTTGAATTTATTCAAGGCCGTATTTTATGCAAAATAAAAAACAGCTTATGGCTGCTCTGGTTTCTCATTTATTAATTGTTGTACTAATACCTTTAATTCATAAATTTCAGCTTTCATTGAAACTTTCTCAAGTTTTTCTGCTTCAAGTTGTTCTTTAAGAGTGTCAACTTCCTGCTTCCACATACCGTGGTCGAATTGAAGATTTTTAACTTTAAAGTCAACTTCTTGTATTGCTTGAATAGAAATTGAAACCGAGCTATAAAGTGTTACAGCGTCTTTCTGTGGTGTGGTGAATACATCGTCAGAGTCCTCCGCAATCATACCGTAATTAATTGGAAGTGTAATAGACTCCCCTGACTCAAAGCGTTCAACATCTCTTATAAAGTGATACTGTTTAATGTTTACAGAGTTGATTTTATCTAAAGCGGAGAATGGAAGGTCTTCTATGTTCGTTTTAAGCGTACGAGAAGAACTAGGGATAAATTCTTGCGCCCACATACGCCCTGTAGCAGATATATTTTCTTTAGCTCGCAGCGTTCTTAATTCTATATCTTTCCATCCTTGGCCCATCATATCTTTAATCTGCAAGCCATTGTTATAACCTTGCACAATGCTTGATCTTATCATTGCATTCCCTAGGATTAAATCATGATCGTTGGCGCCGTTTACGAAATGTATTTTATAGTCACTGCCTTTTCTTTTGAAAGTAAACTGCCCCGCGTTATTTGTAAAAATATGCGGCTCGGTTGTAGTTACAGAGAAGTAACCATATCCTGGAGCCCATCCTTCAGATTCAAAAATAATATTATTCAAGTTTTGAAAACGAAATTGTCCGTCTGAATATACGCTCAGATGTCCACCGTCATTATGCATTTGAATATAGTTTGACCAAATATTAGTTCCTTCTGCATTTTCTCCTTTGGAAATCCCAAATTTTGCATACGCTTTAGAAGGTTGATCGACTCCATTAATTCGCGGCATGACTTGATAAATATAAAACGATCCTGTACCCCTGTATTTAATATTGTCAGAACCAAGGACGAGTGAAGGTTGAATACTTCCATCATTTGTTTCCATAAATCCTATATAGCCACGTGGCTTATCTGCATCAAAAATCTTCATGTCTTGCTTATTTATTTCAACAAATCTGTTTCCGCTCGTTTTAAGTGTTACCCCTTCTAAAACTTGCCCTTTAATATGATTCGCTGTAATAAAACCTACTAAGTTAATCCTGTTCGCATTCAAAGTAATGTTTTCTTTACTCATATTGATTGCTGCGATTACATCATTCTCTTTTACAGATATACTAACGCCCTTTTCCGTTAACTGAAGACGGGTTTCCATATCTCTTACATAAGAATCTTTTGCAAATTGTCCATTTGCTTGCTCTTTTGTATATACCTCTGTCTTTTTGGCTGAAGCATTTATACCCTGTTCATTGATAATAAAGCGGTTATCAATCAAAGTCATTTTTTGATTAAATTGCTCAGTTGCAAGTTTGTTAGCTAGTTCACCCAACAAGTCTTGTTTGTTTTTATCAACTGTTTGCTTCAACTCAGGTATCTTAAATCCAGCAACATAATCTTCTACTTGTTTAAGCTCAACTTTTGCACCGATTGCTGTTGCCTGTTGTTCGAGCTTTGTATTTGCTTCAGTAAGCTTTTTCCCTTGATCTGATACTACATTATTTAAATTACTAACTTTGGAAGATAGTCCGCTTGCAGTTTGTTCCACATCACTCATACGTTGTTCATATCCAGCTTGGCTATTTTGAACACTTTTTACAGTGGTTTTAACACCCTCCACACTTTGCTCAATTTCAGTTGTTTTTTTTGTGAATGTTTCTTTAGAAGTAACTTCATCATTAGCTGGTTGCCATGTAGTTCGTATATTACCTTCTTCAAATTTTGCATGGTGAGAATTTAAATTCCCATCAATATTGCGCCCGGAATAGTAAAATCTAATTTGGGTTACGTCCTTGTCTTTGGTCTTGAATGTAGATGATAATGATTCATCTTTATAATCCACATTAACCTTTAACTTCGAGTCTGCTCTTATAGACTTATACTCTTGCTCGCCATCTGCATACGTTATCGCTGTTTCTACACCGAACCAAGGATTTGTATTAAGTTTAGTCATTTTCCCAGTGAATAAAAAAGAAATAGTAAACGTCTTATTTCTGTAATTAATCTTATTAGAAAGAGTCATTTGTTTACTATCTGACCAAGTTCCAGCCATGTTCTGTTTGTTTAATCCTAATTCTGAATCACTTGCTAGGTTGATTGAACCTACAGAAAGATTACTCATATCAGTTTGTAATTGTTCAATAGTCTGCTTATTTGAAGTGGCCGTATTCTTTATTTCATTTGTTGTTTTTGTTAAATCGTTTGTTGTTTGCTGCACCTCGGAAATTGTCTTTTTGGTGCCTTCCACAGTTGATTCAACCGTATTTAATTTATTACTAATATCAGTATCTTTTTTCGTTAACGATTCAATAGAAATTTTAAATCCATTAGAATCCTGTTCAAACTGAGTTACTTTCTTATTGATCTCACCTTGTTTATTTTCGATATTAGTAATTGTACGGCTGACACCTTGTAAACCTTCCTGCACTTCGTTGAATTGTCCTGTAGCTTGATTCTGTGCTTCTTTAACCTTTTGATTTAACTCCGTTTTCGTAGACTCAATATCTTTATTCACCTGATCCAATGTTTCTTTCTTAACGGATTCAACATCTGGTACAACCGATTCCCAAACTGTACCTGTCCATATTTTTAAAATGCCGGGCTTTCCGTTACTAATATCACGCCAAAGCGTTTTATTAGGTTTAAGCCCTGTTGTTGGTGGATTCTTAGCTTCTATAATTTCAACAGTATTGTTTTTTAGATTCTCTTGAACCTTTTCAGCCAATGTTTTCGCTGCTTCGGATTCTTTCTTAGCATTACTAGCTGTCTCATTTGCATCTTTCACTAATTTATCTAACTGATCTATCAGTTCTTGTTTATTGCCTAATGACCCTAAGATTCGGTTGTAAATTTTTCGTAATTCTTCGTTTGGATCAGTAATTTCGCGATAATCACCAAACACATATTTATCTTGCGTAGGATCCGTAAAAGATTCATCACCGGCAATTACACGCGCTTCGAGATATAGCTTAGGTGTGAAGCCTGTATCTTTGATTCGGATTGTATCGCCCTCGTTAATTAGTTCATGCGCTAGTCCGAAAATACGTCCAATTGATTGTGCCTCTACTTCATACGAAACGGAAGAATTGACACGCTTTTTTAATTCCGTCTTCATCAAAGTCATTAATCGCTGCGGTGTCATATTTTGATCTTCTGTTTCTGGAGTGTAGAAACCAAATTTATGTTTACCATGTGCATTCCAGCGTTGAAAGGCATCACTATCTGTTATATAAAGAAGTCCGTTATTGATGCTCTCAATTGTGATAAGTTTGTCACCTTCACCTCGTACAAATCCGACAAGCGCTGTGCAAATATCTCTGGAATGTTCAATGCGTCTTACGCCTACTAAGTCTTTCCCCAAGGTTACTTCCTTCCCTGTTTCTCTCCCTTGTTTCTTTATCATGTCGACGTACCATCCAGTAATTTGAGAACCCATTACTTCGACGCGATATTGGATTTCTAACTCAAATAAAGCAGCAATTTTCTTTAAAAAAGTGAGGGGGTCGATAAATTCGTCAATAGTCATCGTGTGGAAGGATGAATAATCCGTTATTCCACGTTGCCATTTTGAATCGGCAAGAGCGATATCAATAAACGTATTAACTGTTTCGCTCTCTATGCGTTGAGGTTTAATAATCCCATCTTTAGCTATTTGAACCCAGGCACCAGAAGCATGTACAGTGAGCGATCTATCACCAGAGTCTTTTTCTACTTCATTATTGATAACATATGGAACAATGCGACCGTCACGTACTTCCTTTAAAACTAAGTTCTGCTGCTGTAATGTAACTGCATGTGGAGTGCCGTCAAAAGTTTTGAAATCAAATGTATCAATATTATTTTTGATTTCCCAATGACGGTTATCAGCCCAGTAGTCCTTTGGTTGAATAGCTGATATAATTTGATCTGTTTTAAAATCAACAACATGAAGTAATCCGCTTGGTGTTCTCATCTAAAACGCTCCCTATATGTAACCTTTGCTGTGCCAATATCAGAAGGCATGATTTCTAATGTATTATTTCCTTTATTAATGACAGGAAAATTACTGAAAAACTCTTTAATATTAATTGCATTCTTTCCTTCAATTGTTACATGACTGTTTTCTGTGTCGATCACGACTTTATCACCGACATCGACTATATAAGGCGGTGTGTTATTCGTATTTAAATTCACTTTCCAAAACTTTAAATCACTAACTGACATCGCTTCTACTGGTGGAACATCCTGCCACTGCATAATGCTAATCTGGATTTGTGCTGCTTTTTCCATATGCTTATTGTCTTTATCAATCCATCGCGCAAAGCGCTCTGAATCATCTTTTTCTGTCCCTGGAAGGAATTTTGAAATATACGCTTCCCATACATTTCCGGTCCTAGCTATCCACAATCGGCCAAAATACTGATTCCATGTATTCGGGTAATCGCCACTCTCATAGATCAAACCTATTTTACCAGGCTTATTATCGTATCCAATAACCATTGTTCCGAAATTTTGTTCGGCTTGCCAATAGAGATCGTTCATAGCGATTTTTGAAAGCACCTTACTATTTTCATCGAGTATTGCTATCTCAACTCGTCCCATTTCATTAATTTTCTTGCTCTTACAAGTAACGTAAGCTTGCATGATAAAATCTTCTACTGGGCCACCAGGGATACTTTTTTTGACAGCGGCGCCATGCCATCCTTTACCTGTTCCTGTACCAAAATCAGAACAATAAAATTGATATTTATCTGATTTCATTTCGCCGACTGGCTCACCATCTTCCATTGAGCTAACTTTACTCCATCCAACAGTAGTGGCCATTTCATCCCATACGATACGTTGATTCCTTTCTACAGGTTTTTCCACAGTTTTTAGTGGCATCCCGATACGAAAATAATCTCGATCACTTAAAGATACCCCACCGAACCACACATCTAAAAAAGTGTTTGGCTTCGTAATTTCAATCTCAACAATAGGATTAGAATGAACAGTTCCTTTGTTTTGAACATTTGCTATTAACCCACGTCCATCCATTTCAAATTCTACCGTTTTAGTAGGACCTAACTTATATGGCATTTCACAAACAAAAGTAAGTACGCCTTCTCCTAAATTCACTAATTGTTCAGGGTCGAATGCTTCATCAATAACAGCCAAATACGTGCGATCTTTTTCATCATCAAAGATCAGTTCTTGAGGTTGATCCGTAATAAGCCAATTAGCTATTTCTTCCTTTAACTTTTCGGCATCTTCTATAGATTCATAAAATAATGCAACTGGTACAATTATTTTTCTCATTTTTGTCTGTGTTCTTATTAAACGCCCACCTGGATAGTGAGGAACTTCCAAAAATGTACGTTCCAAAGGAGCCCATGCAGGGCGTTTTTTACCCTGCAATGGGATTACATTCGGATTTCTTTTCCCGTTAAAACTAAAGAAACTAATTCCAGTCATATCATCACCTACCTAAAATACTCTCAATCTTTCTTTCTCGTTTTCTTGAAACTTGCTAACATCGGAGTAGATTTCCCTTGCTATTTCTCGTCCGTTTAAATTAATTTGCAAAATAGTTGGGCCTTGTGATGCATATTGTTGTGTTCCAACTTGTTGAGTTAATGGTAGCGACCCTATTATTCCGTTAGCAATCGCGTCAAACGTTTGTTTGCGTAAAGGTAAAACTGTTTCGTCATACCCTCTTGCGTCACCACAATTGTTATGTTAAGGCTCTTTATCCTTAACTCTCCGGTTTTCACTGGAGGATCGGACTATATCATCACCCATTCATTGGGTGTCGTGCGCTCTTGGATATTTCGCCATACTTTTAGCTTAGGCTACTTTACCTAGTCTCTACACCTTCCTGTCGTTTCCGTACAGGCTTGGCTCGGGATTGCCGTAGACAATTGTCCTTAGGTTTCCCCGAATTCACACGATATTTTATGCTGCCGATTTCTCGACAACCGGGCTAGATTTAACCCCAATTAATGTAGGATTCCCAGGTTTAATTAACGCGCCATTTGCAGCCCATTTAACATCGAAAGACGGTAGACCTTCACTCGCCCAATTAACAGGGTTTAACGAACCATTCACACTAATTTTCGGAACAGGTATATGCACACCGCTAAACATATTCGAAACGCCTTTTTTGATTTTATCAATCCATTCCATAACACCCTCCCAAGCATTTTTAAATGGGGTGGCGATTGCATCTTTCACTTTTCCAAACGTTTCTTTTATTACTGTAAGAGTGTCACCGGAACTTTTAAAAATCCCTTCGAACATGTCAGAGAATACCTTCTTTACACCATCCCAAGCTTCTCCAAACAGCCCTTTCATTTTGCTGCCTATTTTGCCAATTATGCCGAGTACTTTTCCAACTCCCCAAATCTGAATGAAATTCCAAATGAATTCCCAAGCTCCTGATAAAATTTGTTTAATTGCATCCCAAACACCAGTCCAATCACCAGTTAGTAAGGAAGAAAACAATTTAATTGTCCCTAAGATGATATCTAAGGCCCCATTTATAACGCCTTTTATGTTTCCCCACACATCTTCAATGATGAAGAGAACAATAGGCATTACAAACTCTATAATTCCCTTTATAATATCGAATGCATTTTTTACAGCTTGAACAATTTGATCTCCATTTTCTTTCCAAAATGCCGCGATTTTTTCTATAATCCCGTTCACAAAAGACATCACATCTGTTAACAAAGGCATTAAGTAAGGAGCTATTGTATTAAATACACCTTTAATAAAGTCCCAGGTAGCTCCAATTATCCCCATAACGACCGGAGCGGAAGCTGAAATTAGAGATTGCACATTTTCTATAAAACTACTCAATTGAGCATGAACGTCTTGGACAAACATAATAATGTTTGCCTTTTGTTCTGGTGAGAATCCAAGTTTGTCAAGGAAATTACTAGCAGCTCCCCAATCACCAGATACGAGGGCTTTCATAGTTTCTACACCGTATTGTACTGCTGCTGTAGTCTCTTGTATAAACTGAATTGCATTAGCTGAAAAGCCTAGTTTAGTAAGGATGTCGTACCCCTCAACTAAAGCATTTCTATCACCAGTTGCAGCAATCCAAAATTGCTCTATAGCGGCACCGACTTGTTGGATGATCCCGATAGCATCACGAAGTGGTTCGAATACTTTATTCATCGCTTCTTGACGTTGACGAGTTTGCTCAATACCCTGTTGGAGTTTCTGGTATTCAACTTCAGATTGGTCGAGGATTTTATTGGCTTCTTCTTGAGTCATGGTCCCTTCCTCGACCTTCATTTTTAACTCTTCTTTTTTCTGAGCTAACATACCATCGGCATTCATCATATCTTCAGCGTGCTTCTTAGATAAAGCAAGTTTTTCATTATACTCTTCTTGCGTTATCTTCCCTTTTTTGAGATTCATATCAAGAATGGCTTTAGATTGAGCTAACTGCTGATCAGTTTGTTGCATTAGCTTAGCTGCTTCAACGGCTCTACCAGATGGATCAAGCCAGTCAGTAAGAGATTTAACAGCACTATTTGTTCCGTTTGTCATTGCGACAAGTGCTGGTTCAACGTGTGAGAAAACAACAAGCCCTAAATTTTCTAATTGTGATTTAACGCCATCAACTGCACCTGATAAGTTATTTGCCATCGTTTCAGCCATAACTTTTGCAGAGCCTTCAGCAGTTTCGAGGGTATTTACCATATCATCAAAGGCAGGTTTACCACCTTTAATAACTTGAATCCATCCTGCATATGCTTCTTCGCCGAAGATTGCTTTTGCAGCAGCGATTTGTTGAGCATCGGTTAACTTCCCGAACCCATCGTGTAATTGACCGATGATCTCATTCATTGGTTTTAAATTACCTTGTGAATCCTTTACAGTTACATTTAATGCTGATAATGATTTAGCAGCTTCTTTGGGCGGAGCAGCTAAACGAGATAATCCGGCACGTAATGCAGTACCAGCCATAGAAGCTTTGATACCGTTATTTGCAAATATCTGAGCAATTGCAGCTGTTTGTTCGATGTTTAAACCGAATGTAGCAGCTACAGGAGCTGCGTATTTCATGGTCTCGCCGAGTTGTTCAACATTTAAGTTGGCAGTCGCTTGGGCTAACGCGAATACATCGGCCGCTCTTCCTGCTTCAGAAGCCTTCATTCCGAATGGTGTCATTGTATCCAATTTGTTATCGTAAAGGCTCTTTATCCTTTACCTCTTACACTTTGCCATCGCGTAAGTTCAGACTATCTCTTCACCTTCAGCATTCCTGTTAAGGTGTCAGGCGCTCGTGTCACTTTACTGTCTGTTCTAGACTCCATGTGTTAGTCGTTGAACCTTCTTCACATCCCTGCGAAGCTTGGCTGCTGATTACCCATATAAAGGAGGGATTCCAGCAATTCACCTGATATTTTTAGAAGCTAGTTTCCTAGCAACTGACCAATAAATTTAGTCACAATGTCACTCGCTTTTGCAAGATCTAATGCACCAGCAGTTGCTAAATCAAGTAATGGCTTACTAGCAGCAATCATTTGGTTAGAGTCCCAACCTGCGAGGGCCATATATTCATAGGCTTCTGCTACGTTGGTAGCAGACCATCTGGTATCAGCACCAAGTTTACGAGCGTTAGCTCCAAGCTCAGCCATCTGTAGTCCGTTCGAACGCGAAAGAGCTTCTACCTTTGACATCTGTTTGGTGTACTCAGAACCAACATGAACTACACCAGCAACTGCGGCACCAACACCGACAGCGATGCCGACTAATCCGCCCATAGCTATAGCAGCTCCACCAACAGAAGATCCTAAACCAGCTGCCGCAGCACCAACTTGACCAAATCCACGACCTAAGATACCTGTGGTCCTTTGCCCGCTTCTTTCTGCATTGGCCAATCCTCTTTGTAACTGATCGTCTTTTAAGAAGATTGACCCAAACATCTTAAATAATTCCATTTATTCACCCGCCTTTCCGCGGATCTTAGCAACACGAGCAAATACTTCTTCTTTGGTTAATTTCTGTTTTGGATTTTGTTCAACAGAATTGTTATATTGTTGTACTTGTTCTTGTGTTGGGTTCTCACGTTTATGTTTAAATTGAGGAAACGTTTCATCGCAGTACGGTTGTAGGGCACACCATTCCTCCCATAACATACGATCCATTTCTTTTTTCTTTGCGGTGAGATACAGATTAATAACTATCTCGGCTTCCAAACCACGTATGTACTCCATGTTTGGATAACGAGAAGCTAACGTATCGATGAAGTCTATTTCATCAAGTTCACCGCATTGGAAAAAAGTTTAACCAATCCAACTTCTGAATCTTTGATTGCAGTAAACAGCTTAACTAACTCTTCAAGGTTTAAAGTTCGTATTGTTTCCCAATCTGGAGATGTTTTTTTACCATTTTCATCTTCATGAACTAAAAGTCCAGCTACAAATTCAAAGAATTCCTGTTCCGCTTCTTCTAATCCGAAGATAAACTTCATGATAATGTCATAACCAAAAGTCTCTTGTGCGGCTAATACATCGGCTTGTGTTGCACCTTCTTTATTTCGTACGCCCATCATTAAATCTTTAAGTAAGTTAATATCAACCTTAAATTTTGATTTCTTCAAAATACGAACTACAGAAAATAAATCTCCGCCATGAATTTGTCTCACTTTGTATTCCTTTTCTTGAATTGCAATAGTCACATTAATTCCTCCTTAAAATAAAAAGAGCAGGGATTGTCCCTACTCTTTAACCTGCTGGTATTAATTTCGCTGCTTCTGTTGCTGTTAAAATACGTTTTTTCCATGGTACTTTTCGAATGTTTTCTGGATCACGATGTCCTGTGAATGTTACTTCTGGAACAACTTCACTTTCGTTTTCAAATCCTAGTTCTAATGAACCGTCAGATAATGCGTTATATACGATAATTTCGACGATATCGCCACCTAAAGTTTCGCCAACCCATGCTACATTTTTTAAATAACTTTCTTTCGTTAGACGTTCTGTAGCTTCAATAACGTCGTACTTAATGGTTTTCCCATCTTTTGTAACAGTTTCTTCTGATACTTTTAATCCAGCAATAAAGTTTTTAATTTTATCTTTATCAAGGAATTCAAGCGTTTTAAAACTGATTTGAGTTTTTGATTTCGTAATACGTTTCATCCCCATAGTGTCACCAGGAGAACCATCATATTCAATTTCCTTGAACTCTGGTTCATACTTAAAAGAACCGCCACCTTGCGTAGCACCTACAGGAAGTTCATCTTTTTCTCCATAATTAAAGAAGAATGCACCCCAATCTCCGAAGAGGACATTCTCTGGTTTTGGTTGTGGAGCTGCCATATAATCAACCCTTTCTATTGTTTAAAATAAGTTCGTAAAATGAACCGCACTTCTTTGCGTCTGATATTCGGGTCTGGATCAGGGACTTTCTGACTCGAAAGATAAGAAATAGCAGCACCAAATTCAGCGCTGCTTAATCTTTTTCTATGAAGGTTGTTTTCTAAGTCTGTAATTAGTTGATCAATCTTCGCTATATAAGCAGAAGTACCATAAATATCAATTGTAAGCATGATATTCTTTCTTCCCCACGGTTCTTTATCATCATTTACCGTGTACACCAGATAAGGCATATTTGCGGTTGTTTTAGCGATTTCATAATACGATTCCTTATGAATTTTTTTCAATTCACTGTGTAATACATTTATAAAGTCATTCATGCTATCTACCTCATTAATGACGAATATGTTCGTGTGCCAACTTGTGTAATTTGCGGTTTGTTATTCTCTGCTGCTGGTCTAAGGTAAGGTTGTGCGTGTTGTCCTTGTGTTTTAACCATCTTCCCGCTTTTTGGATCGCGGTACATCCAAGGCGTTTTACGACCATCTCCGTCTTCTGCATAAATACCGGTGCCTTTCTCAACGTAAACGCCGTAATCAGAAGATGTCCCAATAACAACCTTTTCTTGTTCTGCTTTAGAACTAATACTTCTTCTTAGATTACCAGTGTCTACAGCAGCGAGTAACTTAGCCTTAGAAGTAACGAATTGACCAATAGCAGTATGAGCTGCTTTTTTAGCTGCTAAGTGCCTTGACATGACAGCCGCTCTATTCGATTGGAATTTCATGCTCATATGGCAACATCTCCAATTCTATTTGAAGGAATCTTCCTGCATTCATTGGATCACCAGGATAAGTGACACTGTATACCCTCTTATCAATAACTAATCTATCCTGAATAGTCACATCAAATGGGAAGCAGTAAAAGAAATGCGTACTCTTCTCTTCTACCTTCTTATTACGAGCGTCCTTTGTTCCTTGTATAGCATCTAGTACACCTTTAACAGTGTTAATTTGTTCCCATTCTTCTTTTGGATATGGTCCATCATCAGAACCAGAATTGCGAAGTACTGAAGCATCTTTGCCAAACTTACGAATCATCGATTGAATCATAAGATACGTAGCCTCACTTTCAGTCCTTTCGTAACACTTGCAGGATAATCTCCAACATCATCATAAGTAACAGAGTAATTTCCTAATGATTCACTTTTCTTTCCTTCTCTTTCCTGCTCCTTATACTGATGAACCACCATTTTAGCGATGATACCAGGATAAGCAGGAGGAAATTCAGGAATAGTTCTATTGGTGTACTCAGCAACCATCAACATTGTATCTTCAATGTCTACTAATAAATTTTCAGGGCTTATATTAGGTAGTTTAGTTTGTACACGTTTTAGAATTTCTGCTTTCATATCCATTTACTCACTCGACTTTGCAGGGGTTTGTCTTTTCTTTTTAACCACTTCTTGTTTTGGTTCGTCTACTTCTTCATATATAGGATCATTCTTGCAACGTTTTACATGATCTGCATCCGTCACTTCCCAAGTAACCCCTGTATTTGTATTTAAAAACCAAGGCATACTATCTCTCCTTTCAAAAGAAAAGAGGAAAGGCTTAAGCCTCTCCTCCTGCTGGTGGTGTAGTTGGTGCGATTGTTGCTGTAAGTACCGCTAATGACTCTTGACGTAGTACACCAGCACCATAAACCATAAGGCCACGAACCCCATCTGCAAATGAATTTTGAAGACGTTGTGCTTCCGTTTCATTTAATTGTTTGCCGTGACCAATTGCTGATTTGTGAAGTCCAAGAATTTTGTATTTACCAGATGTATTTGGCGTTTCTTCTGACACGACTATTTGAGACCCATTGATAACTTGTCCTTCAACAACACCATTCTCTAAGATGACAGGTTGTTTAGTGAAACGGTCGTCTTTAGATAGTAATCCAAGTACTTGAGAATTGATGATTGTAAAACGCTCAGTTTTAGGCACTTTTTTCATATTTAACTTTGTATTAAGGTCAACAATGTAGTCGTATGCATTCTTAGGTGATAATTCAATTGGAGCAGAGTCAGTTCCGATTATGTTGTCTTTATGAGCACCTGTATAAAGACCTAACACAAAAGTATCTACTGTTTCTTGAAGTACTGAACCAGCTTCTTGTGTATGCGGGTCAATTAAATCCCCAGCAGCTTGTGCAGCATCTACATCATCTACCTTGAAAGCAAAGTATTTCTTTTGGTCCATGTTAATTTCTACTTTAGAAGGGTTTGTATCATCCCATTCAACTGAACCGGAATAGTCTTTTACATTTACAGCACCAACACGGTTAAAGATAATTTTGTTACCTTCGATTTTTGTTGGTTTTGTTGTGATTAAATCGGCGATAGAACGCTTGTGGAAATTCGCCATTAAGCGCGCTTCCCAAATTGTTGGAATAAAAGTTGCTACTGACATATATTAGTTCCTCCTTAGTTTGTCCAGGTACGCATGTCCTTTTGAATCTGCGTCCAGTTTTCATTAATTTCAGATTGACTCATTGATGCTACTTGTTGGCGTGTGAATACAGCACCAGTACCACCACTAGCATGAATTTCGCGTCCTGCTGCTTTAAATTTCTCAGCTACTTTAGCTTCTAATGAAGTATTGAATAACTCATTAAGCTTCGCTACACGACCTTTTGTATCATCTGCATCAGCACCAATAACAAAGTCTACAAATTTAAGATCTAACCCTACTTCGGATAGCGCCTCAGTTGCAGCCCATTGCATTTCTTTTTGGTGTAATACCTTTTCTCGCTCATCGTTTTGCTCCTGGAGTTGCTTCATTTCATATTCCGCTTTTTCTTGAGCGGTCATAGAAGCAGTACGGAAGCTTTCTAACTCTTTTTTAGTAGCGTTCAATTCTTTCGTATATCTGGTACGTACTTTGTCTTCTGCTGATTGAACCATTTTCTCGATAAATGCTTTTGTCGCCTCATCTAACTGTGGTTCTTTTGTATCATCAACAGGTGGTGTTTGCTCATCTGGTGGCGTATCATCTGCAGGTGGTGTAGGATCAGAAAAGAATTGCAGATTTGATAAACGTAATGGTAATTTCGTTACTTCCTTTTCTTTAAAAAACTGTAACTGCTTATGTCTTTGTAAAATATTCATCGTTTTTCCTCCTTTGAGTTCCTATGGATACGCCCTATTTAGTTCGTAATCTATAAGCCCTCAAGTGTTTTATTTTTATCAATTTATAAATTATCGTTTTCGACTGTTCCTCCGGTTGAAAATACTTGTATAGATTGAATTTCATCAACACAAATAAACAGGTGACCGACATTAATAAAGGATTCTGTTATTAAAGAATTTGACAAACAAGAAAAATACTGTTCTCTATTTAGCTTTATCATGTTTTCTTCTACTTCTAGGTATTTACCATCTTTTAGAGCAATGAATACTTTGAAACTGTTCATTCTAAACCATCCTTCCATTCTTCATAACTAACTGCGGTAATCACTTCATTCCTGCCTGTTGTTGGATTCCTAGCCCTTCTCTCAATGAATGGACTAACATCCGCTACTTCAGTAATAAATGTACAGCGGCAGCGCACGACTTCTTTAGCAGGTAAATTACTGTCATGTGGATATTCACAGCTATAACCACCCACTTTAAACAATCCTTTAAACGGTACTTTCTGATGATCTGCTGCTTGATGAGTAGGACGTGTACGTTTATCTAATGTAGAAATCCAAATTTTCTCCATTGATACGCCTTCATCGAAAGCTTGAGATGCACTGTCATACGTACCTAAGTTTTGTACCCTCGCACTTTCTGTCCACGCAACCATTTGTGCTTTCTTTGCATCATCATCTAGAATAGGCTTAATACGATTAGCCATTACCGCATATCCTTCACCTTTTCTAAGGCCAATAGATAGTTCTTTACGTATTCGGCTAATTATTTGTACCCGATGTTTGCTTAACCTTTGATTGAGCGTCATTTTATCGATTGGCATTTGTATCGCTCGTTTAATGACGTTCGGGTCAAGAAGACCATACGAAAGAGCTACACCAACTTCTTGCTCTATAAGGTAGCTTGTATAATAAAAAGACTCCCCATATTGTGCGGAGAGCTTTTCGTTGAGAGTTTTCTTTTTCTCATATGTTATTTCATTAATAACTTGTTGCAGTTCACTTTGCAGGTTCTTATATCGATTGAATCGACGCATTTCCTGCATGCTCAACTGTTCATTCACTGCATATTTCGCATAATAAAAAGCCAGTATTCCTCTGACTTCTTCCAAAGCATCTTTATACAGGTAGAGAATCGCCTTTTCCAGCTCGTCCTCTATCTTTTGGAGGTGTTTCTGCTTCTTGTCCCATTCCATCATCTTCACCGCCTTCATTTACAGTGTCAAGATCAATAGAATCCGCTTCCTCTTCCTTCATCTTTTGTAATTCTGCTTTTGGATCATGAATAGCAGAGAATAAAGATAAACGAGTTTCTTCGCTAATTAAACCTTGTAGTTTCGCCTGAACTTCTGCTTCATCTGCTAAATTAACAGGAATATTTCGTGTGAACTGGAATGTCATGCAAAGATAGTCTAATTCTTCTTTATTCGAACGTAAATTCCATGCATCAAATAGTAACTTAAATTGTTGACGCAATGACTTAGTAAACTTCACTTCTAATGTGCCAGATTTCGTTTCTAATGCTAGTAATTTATAGCGAATAGCAACACCAGTAAGGTTACCTCCGAATGATTCATCAGAAAGATTGACATGCTTTGTGAAGCGGCATATATTCTTTTCTAATCTGTCGAGATGGTGTTCCAATATGTTGTCATTAAGGTCCTTAGTTAAAAAGTTAGCCTCGCCATTCTCGCCTACATCCAGAGCTCCAGTTTGTTTTAATTTCTCAATGGTATCATCATCTATATCGACACCTTTGAAAATCATATAAGCCAAACGGAACTGCTCAATCTCACTATTTACATCAGAGATAGCTCTATCATATCCCTCGATAAGAGAAATAGCTTTATCTACATCACCTTGTAATTCCTCATTATTAGGGAATCCGATAAGTGGTACACCTTTGTATAAATTAGTGATTCTATTTGTTTCTTTTAACTTATCTAAATCTTCACCTGTATACTCAATGATTTGCGTATCATTGTAAAATTCCACTTTATATCCATCTTTAAAGTCATCACCGTCAATTACCTTAATTGGATAGCAGCGGATGGCGTATTTAGGCTCTGCAATGCTTGAATTCGTAAGGAAGATAGCTTCATAAGGTTTTATATTCATAACCTTTTCTTCACCATCTTTATCATGATACAAAAGCCTTGCCCCATAACCACAAATAGAAGCAAATTTTCCTGTCTCTGCATCAGCATCTTCAGTATGATTCGCTTTTAAAAAGTCCTGAATACGTTTCAATACTTCATCATCTTCATGATCTAAGCTGTATGAGATAGGCAACCCGAACATATAACCGATTTTTGTATCGATAATTTCAGAAAAGAAATCATTATTTAACTTATTGTTCACCTTATCTTTATTACCATCACCTTTAAACTCACGAGTAAAGATGGGTACACCTTTTTCACTTGCTTTGTATCGCTCGTACCTGTTAATCATGCGTTGTTTTAATGGTTCAAACTCATCAATAATCTTTTTGAGCAGCTTTGGTGTAGGTTCTCCATTTTGTTCATCCAGTAACGGAATGTAGTGTTCAAACATCGTCTCACCTCCTTAATAGATTGACTTAACAGCTCTTGCTTTTCTGCTACGTCTTTTACTTTCGATAATATAGCGTAACGCAGCCATAGCATCGTCAAATACTTCAACAGGTTCATCTAAATATAATCCTGTTTTTGAATCTTTCTTCCATTTCCATTGTTGTATTTCTGCAATAAAATTCACACAAGAAGGGTGAATGTGTATTTTTAATGTTTTTAAATAGTCTATTTGAGCTTTTACACTGTTTGGATTTTTAACAACAGCAGTCGCTTTATATCCTGCTTTCTTCCACATCTTAATACGGTCTGGTTCAGCAGAGTCACAATACATAAACAAACGTTTGTTTAAACCTTGTTTATCTGCAATCTCAATGATCTCATTCGTGTCTTTCTCATGGACATATATCTCATTACAGATGTATAACTCTCCATCTTTCCAACCACCTGTAAGAATGGCATTAGCATGGTTAAACCCAAAGTCTTGGCTATGATTCATGGAATCGAATCGTTCAAATGAAGTATCAAAGTCATGAACTCTATAATTTTTAAGAATTACACCACCAATTTCACCCCAGTCACCTTCTCCATATACTTGGTATCCTTCTGGGTCCTGCTCTTTACGTAACATCATACGTCGATGGTACGCATCATCAATGAACCTGTTTGTTAAATACGTAGAATGATGAGTAAAAATATCAGGGTGCTCAATATCAAAGTACTTTTTCTTGATCCAGTGAGTAGATGATACAGGGTTAAAAGTAAATGTGATTTGATAGTAAAGATTTTCGTTTGGTAATATACCACGCAAACGGTCATCAAGAATATCAATATCGTTTTCTTTTAACTCTGTTGATTCTTCTATCCATATCCACGTTAATTTACCGTGTTCGAACGTAATAGATTTAACTTTTTCACGCTCATTATCATCCTTCATGCCACGGAAAATAATCATATTTCCTGTTGTTTTGCAGACCATTTCTAAGGGGCTTTGCCTAATAGTCCAGTACTTATTAGCTTTCTTGCCGAATATGATATTAATTGCCTTTCTTAATTCTGCATAAGTAGAATGACGATTAGTAACATCTATTTTTCGCACAACAAGTAAATTAGCACCCTGGTATTTCGGATCAGATAATTTAAGAATATAATCTTGTGCGATATTAGTTGACTTTCCACTACCAGCAGAACCTTTCAAGGCCCTGTAGCGCTTTCTACATTCATTAACTGGTTTGAAAATACGATTGAACTGTACTTTCGTTTTACTCATCGTCATCACCGTAATCAACAGTGATTTCGATAGTCGAATCATCATCACCGTCATCAATACGTTTGATTTCAGCTTTTGTCTTCTCGATCTGTACTTTCTGAGCTTCTTGTTGCATGTGTAATCTTTCCTCATCAACTTTTCGTTTAAAGTTATCAGGGAATAAATCAAAGTATAATGACAGTTTGTCCAGAGCTTTCATCTTGTCAGCAAGTTTAATGGAAATACCATCACGTCCCTGCTTCACTTCAGTGATAATCGAACCGTCTACCATATCAGACTCAGCTAAATCAATAAAGTTCATCATACGTGTTTCCGTAATAAACTCCGTTACTTCTTTTCCTTCTTCATCAACTGTTGTTCTTTCTTCTGGTTCTAGTTCAACTTCCCTTTGTCCAAAAGTCACATAGTTAGTAATATCAGCAAAAGCAATCTTAATGTACTCTTTTAGTACATCCATCGCTTCTACAAATACATTCTCGACTAACTCACCTTTAAGTTCTTTTATATAAGAGGCAACGCGTTCACGCCTTAATAATCGGCTAGCTTGTACATGAGCACCATCTTTGGAGTAACCAGCCTTTAACGCAGCTTGTGTACCATTGAAGTATTTCACATAATACAAACAAAAGAGCCGTTCCTTTTCGGTCAGCTCTTCATCCTCTAAAATCTCTTTTAATTTTTCTTTCGTTTTGGGGTTTTTAACATTAGTAACGCTCCTTTTCGCAATAGTAACGTTACCATTCATTTGTTCATCCCATTTATCTTGTGATTTCCACTTTCTGATTTGCGAAGGTTTGAGATTTAACTCTGCTGCAATATCAACTAATGGCTTCTCACCTTTACTTGCTTTATATATTTCGAATGCTTTATCTCTGTCTGGGCTACGTTGTCTAGCCATAACCACCACCTCGCGGTAATCCCTAATTTATTTTACAAAAGATTCAAATTACTCTTTTACAAATATGTCCAAGTTGTTATAATAGAATTAACATTGCCATCAGGAAAAGTAATTCGTCCCCAATACGAGTTACTTTTCCTTTTTTTATGGCTACTTTTCCAAGAATTCATCCAATGTTTTACCTAACAAGCTGATCATCGCTTCTCGCTTTTGCTTTGGTGTTGTATTATCTTGCATTTCATTAAAAATAGGAAGTACACTTTCTAATTTCTTTTTATCAATGCGTTCATTTACAACGTCCTGTCCTAACATTGAAATGAATGTACCAATTACAACAGCTTGTTCTTGTTTATCTAGTTTCATTTATCTCACTCCCTTTAATTACGCCACATTTGATTGAATCGGCTGTATGTTCAACTATAGATTCCGCTACAACTCTTCCATCTAATGAAACTCCAACTTTACAATCCATAGAAATAGATTTACTATCGTTAATCTTCTTAATTATTTCAGATTGTTTATTTGTCAATTGAACATGAGTTATATCCGCTTTCGTTGCTAATCCCTTTTCTAACATACTAACCTTTTCACCTAATGCTTCTACCGTCGCTGAAACATGAAGTAATGTTTGTTTTAAACCATCATTATCTCTTTGTAAATCGTTAACGCTTTTTTCTAAATTAGCAATTATTTTTGTTATAGACTCCATCCTTCATCCTCCTCCAAAATAAAAAGCACCTATTCCAGTGCTAACATTTCTTTCTCGTATTCTTCCATTAAGTAGAGCAATACACAATAACAATGTCCGCCTACAAGCTTATGAGCGAAGGAAGCTTTCTCTGGTTTGCTTAGTTTCCTCATCACATCGTAAATATCTGCCTTTACTTGCGAGTAAGAAGCGTCGTCTTTTCGTTTATAAAACATTTTAGTTATTATAATTCGGAAATCACACATAACCATTTCGTCATCTATTCCAGAACTGATAATTACCTTTTCTATATCCCGCCCGACTTCATCCATATTGATATTAAAGTGCATGCATAATGCTCCGAGATATTTAAAAAGTGATTCTCTGAAGTGTTCACTTCCAACTTTAACTAGCATTTTCTTCAAAGCTTCACCAGCTATTTCACCTTGAGTTCGTTTTATTTGTTCCATACTCACACCACCTCACACGAAATAAAAAACAACGGATTTGCTACTTAAGATGTTTTTTCGTGTATCCTATTAATTAAATCTTCATATTTCATTTCTTTATATTCATCGAATGGTATCGAGAATGATCCCGATAAGAACGAACCCTCTTTGGTTAAATCAAATTGAATTCTTACTGTCTTTGGTTTTGAGCATTGTTCGATATCTCCTAATCTTGTTATGTCAACGTATTCAAAAGTAACTTTAATTTCAACCTTCAAAAAAATCACCTCAAAGGATCTTATTTTAAAAATCCCATAACAAAACTTGTTGTATGCATGGGAAATGAAATAATATTCATAATTAGTTTACATAATTATTCCTATAGGAAGTTGTAGGTTTGGGAAATCGTTGATAACACTGGATTTCCTAACTATCAAAAATTATCAAATATACACGTTTTTATACATTGGCTTAAAAACGCCATTTTCAGCACCCAATCACCGTTATTTCCTGCATAAACTTCACTTTGTTAACTATCTATATTTTCGTTCAAGCTTACTCGAAATACGCCTTGGTGAATTTCTTATCTTTAATCCAGACAAAGACGAATGGGAATCGATGATTAGATGGTTCGAAATTAGAATGTTTAAATGGATGATGTATCGATTGACTTAACGCTAGTCGTTTTAAGCTTCTCATTAAATGCGGATGTTTCGTCTCCCAACTTTCATTTTCTTCTTCGACATTATTCAGGAACCAATCGTAACCTTTTCGGGTGATATTAGACACGCTAAAGCAAGCTTCAATAGAATGGATTTTTGAACCTGTAATTTTTGCCCTATACGATGGTAAACAAGTATACGCAGGTACACACTCTCCGTTATCTATTTCAAAGTACAGCATTTTCACTCTTTCATCCCTCCTCTATTTTCGTTCGTTGTGTTCGTTTGTTTTGTAACATGCAACACGTTTGCGCTTATCTTTCCTTAACAACAAACAAGACGCCACCCAGATCACAGCAGCGCCTACGATAATTGCTATTGGTTTAATTAAACAATACTTCCTCTGACTCTATCTGCATTTTGTACACACTCTGCAAGTTTCTTCTCATCTAATAATGCAGTAATTTCTATTGGGGCAGCTTCTGCTTGATTACCATTTAATAACGCACCTACATTGGCAATAGCATCTCCTAGTTCTTCAAATGCTTTTGTACATCCTTCAGTAGCTTTTTTTAATCGTTCAATTCTTTCCTGCGCTTCATCAGTTTCAACATTAACTTCAATATCTAATTTATTTCTAGGACTCTTTACTTCTTCCATCATTCATCCTCCTAACCAAATGTCCATTTTGTTAAAATCTACGTTTAATGTGTAATTTCTATATAACAAAGAATTTTATTCTCTCTAAACTAAGAACTAACATACATATTGGATAATCCTTAGTTTACAAAGAACAAAAAAGCCATCACCAAAGTGACAGCTCTTTCACGGCTTATAAAAATATTAAAAGGGATGGGAGAAACCTCATTCACGAAAGGGGATTTCGAGACAAAGATTCATTTAAGGATAAAAACTAATTCTTATCCTTCTCCAAGCCACCGCATCAACTAATATGGCTACACGCCCTCTGTGTCGGTGACTGGGAGAAGAATAGGAATCTTCTCGTTTATACTCCGTAGAGCTGGTCAATACTTCGGCTGTCGCATGGCCTTCGCAAACCGTTTCTATTGTTATATTTCGTCCCGTGACAGATGAGATATAAATATTGTCGAATATAAAGGGAATCAATCTTTATATTCACATCAAGACGGTATTTCCTTTTTCCACCGCCTTACTACAACCAATATAGGGGATGTATCGTGAAAAGGGGATTAAACACGATAGGATGTATATTGGCTGTAGTAAAGAGGTGACTAGTCTCTTTACACCCTGACTACACGCCCATGTAGTAAGAATCGTGAGTAATTACTATATGAACTATCATCAAGCTACGTATACAGCAGATCTTTTAAAATGTATTAATCCAAAACATATAGATTTTCTAGAACGAGTTCACTCAATCATGAGCAACACCCCCATTCGTAGAAATCAACATGACAGGAATAATAGATTTATATCTATTTTCAACGCAGAAGGTGGCTTCTATGTTGAACGATAGATACAAATTAGAAACAGCATGACGAATGCGAGTTATCTCACACCCGCCACACTGGAATATGTCTTCATTTGTTTTAATTGGTCTTTTCGTCTTAACGCGGGTTCGTACCGCCTTGCCCGCCCTACCATGCGGTATACATTACCGTGACATTCTCGCATAAGAACGTTTCACTTATAGGTGTACTAATCCTCTTCGATATGCGGTTGTCAAAGGGCTTGTACATTAAGAATACCGTCGATTTCATTATCAAAATTCCCCCTTTTTATCCCCTATTTTGTCGGGATTTTCTCGGTGTTTTTGGGTTGCGATAACACTTTCGCTAAATTTCAAACCAATTGCTTAATCATTATTTATTTCAATTGTTATTTTGACATTTTTACCTTTGAATTCTTCCAATAAATCATCCAACGTTTCGGTTGGACATATACCACGTTCAGCATCCTTTTTATTATCAAACAAACCTAATTTGTCATAATCTCCGCCTAGCCATCCGCCAATTTCTTTCATGAGCTACACTCTCTTTCTAATAAAATTAAATTCCATTTTAAATCATCCCTAATGCCGTAGCAATCAATCGAACAGCATTCTTTTTCTTAATGTAGTAAGGATCCTTCTTAATTAATAATTCATTGTAAATGTAATCATCCGTAAATTTCTTATTACTTAAATACTTCAGTTTGATGATATTAACTTCATCCTCATCTAATCCGTAATTTAGTACCCTTTCTACTTGTCTAAACTTGATTTCATTAATATGCTTCGTATCACGAATTTCAGGGAATGGGCTAACACCTTCTCGTTGTTGTTCAGCTTTATTTTCAAGACAAACCTTTAAAGCTCTGTAATCCTTTAAAATTTTCACAACTTCCTTTTGTACCTTCTTTTCTGTTTTTTTATCTAGCTCTGGAAAGAATGCTAATTGCTCCATCTGGAATCCCCCTATTTCTGAATTTGTCTTTTTAACATCACGTAAGGTACGTGAAATTTTACTATCTCTTTGTTGAATAAGGGAACGATGACTACAATACAGCCCCCACCACACTGTTAGTCATGGTTCCGTTATCCATTAAATCCAATCGATATAACTAAATTGAGCTGGTCTAGAAAAATACACATCTATAACTCTATCGTTACCTTCAATACGATCCCAAACATATATCTTTGTCATCCGCTCAGCTCCTTTATGATCTTGTCCATTTACCTAACTTCTTGTCCCATATCACAACAATTAACTCTTGTTTGTTTAAGTACTCCCATAGTTTCTTACGTATCGGGAATCCTTCATTAATGGCCTTCTTGCTACCTTTCACATCTAAAACCTCTACACGCCCATCTGAGTACGTTACTTTAAAGTCTGGCGTAAACTTCATAGCTGTCTTTTTCGACTTCCCAGACTTTGTTATGCTGCTCTTAATTTCAAAGGATGGTACTAAGGTATAGGATGGATGGCACTCGATATGAGCAACATCCTCCCGTCCCTTTAAGTACTTGTAATAGTCCATCTCTGATTGTGAATCAAAATCTATTCCTTCATAAGTTACTCTCTTTTGTTTGATACGTGGCGCTTTCTTTTTACGCACTTTTCTCTTTTTGATCAATTGTCATTTCTTCCTAACATTTTATTTATCGTCTTAGCCAATTTCTTAGCATTCTTTTCTGATAAGAAAATCCAGTTTTCGGTGACTCCATTTAGTACTTCGAATTTAATCTGCCCTGGTTTTTTCGTTACTTCCATATAATCCTCTTCAACGTTGTCACATTTAAATACTGTCTTCATTCTCCTAACCTCACTTTCTATTCAAAGGATTATTTTATTAAGTTTTGATTTTCGTAGATATTACCCATTACTTCACCAACACTTATATCAATCATTCTTAAATGATCATCTTCATGGTTATTTTTATCATGCATATAAAATCCCGTTTCTTCCTTGTCCCATTTAATGATGTAGAACCAACCGTCATACTCTACGATATCGCCTTCATAAATTTCTTTATCGTTTTTGTCTTTTAAACCTGTGTATTGCATCCATTCGTAATCAGTGTAGTAATTAATATCCGCAATTTTATAATTAAGTGCCATATCACTGAACAGTTTAAATTCTTTATCCCATGCGCGAAACTTTATTTCTCTCATTTTTCTTCCTCCCCCTGAATAAAACTCAATATTCCGTCAATACTGTAGACAACCCATTAAGTTACTTTCTCCTTGTTCCCCCTTGGAGATGAGCAGTTAGCTTTTGCTAGCTGCTCTTTTAATATTCTGTTGAAGCTATGACGCATGGTTTTGTAATGTTATTTTGTTTTATCGCCCATTCGAAAGATCTTAAAACAACCAACTCTCCACCTCTATGCATCATTGTTTGACACTGCTGTTGCTCCTCATAAGGTAAATCATCAACGTTGATATGCATCGTTTCTTGCAAACTAACTTCTCCTTCGAAGTATTCGTTTAAATCTTCATCATCAATACCACATTCTTCTTTGTAATATTCCTTTGCTTGTTCTTCCGTTTCAGCACAAACCCAATCAATATCATTCATTTTAAATACTTTCATATCCATTCTCCTTTTCTCCAAAATGAAATTTTTATAATAAACCTTCAATCTTTGCTATCGCTTCAAATATTGGATAGATTTGTTGAGGTACAACCGCATTACCTAAGCTTCTAAGTCTGTCCACTTGATCGGGAATCCCATTAAAAGTTCGGCATAATTTGGGTTCAAATACCTCGGATCGCTTTCTGATTTCCGTAAAGCTTCTTGAGGAAAGCTCCCCTTGTAATGAGCACTCCCTTTGAACCGTTTTGCAGCCGCTCCCCTCCACATGCTTGCTGTCGGAGTAGGCAACAACGAATACCCTGTCTCTTCTATGTTTGGCGCCGACGGAGCAAGCTGGTATAATAAACGATTTCCCTTGGTAACCGATACTTTCCAAGTTAAATAACGTTCTGTCGAGCTCCATGTTTGCGAAGTTAGCAACGTTTTCACCAACAACCCAAGTGGGTCTAATTTCTTCGATAATCCTAAACATTTCTGGCCAGAGGTCGCGGTCATCTTCCTTGCCTTTTTGCTTCCCGGCAACACTGTAAGGCTGGCAAGGGAATCCTCCTGCCACAATGCTAATTGCTCCAACATCAACACCACTTTCTTCTAATGATTTTTTTGTAAGTGTTCGTATATCTGAAAAGATTGGTACTGTAGGCCAATGCTTATTTAATACTTTTTGATTGAATGGCTCGATCTCGCAAAATGCCGCTGTTTCAATGCCAGCCCAATCAGCCGCTAAACTTATTCCTCCGATTCCTGAAAAGAGATCGAGCATCTTCATAGTTCATTCTCCTTTTTTAACAAAATAGCGTTTTTATAATAAATCACCGGTTCCTTAATCCCACTCAACATCCACATCTAATTCTTTAGTTGTAAATTCCTCATCACAATTCAGACATTTCCATTTTGTAAGACCCTTTTCAACCAAACTCATTTCATTACAATCCGGACACACTCGATCACCCATATAATCACCGGCTTTCTATTCGAATAACTATTTTGTTTAGTTTTGTTCCCAAATTCTTCTGATATTGTTAACAACAATTACTTCTTTTTTACGACTATGCCAATTAGTTAAATTAATCGCCTTATATTTATTTATAGCTTCTACAATCGACTCTTCGTAATCCCAAACATATGAATACTCAGGGGCTTCTTCTATGTGAAATTCTATAATTACTTTTTTCACCACTTACACCGTCCTTAATTAGTTTTCCGAAGATATTTAGTTAGAAAGCTCCCACTAAATCCTTCTAAGAAAACTAGACTTTGTTTATACTTCCCTTTACCTGTTACAAATCCATCAGATTTACATGTCCAAACCTGACCGTTGTAATGGTTTGCTTCATCGCATGTATGCATAATTACTTTGTCACCTTTTTTAAACATTTCTCATTCCCCTTTTCCACAAAATAACGCTTTTGTTATAAATCATTTCAATCCGAGCATCTTTAAAAATAAATAACCAATCCCTACAAATATTCCATAGATAGTCACTACCACTGATACCCCTACAAACATTATGAATATGGCTTTTAAAATTAACGCTATGTTGTATATCAAAACTGCTAAAATAATTAACACGATCACCAATGTAAGGCCTACCCCAGCTAAATCATCATAATCAGTCAATCAACTCACCTACTTTTCTTATAAAATTCAAATTTTGTCTTACTTTACATCTACACGTGCTTGACTTGCTTCTCGACTAAAACCATCTGGATATCTTTTAGCTAATTTTGCAATATTCATTTGAGCAATATCTTCTAAGGTATACCCCATTTCGTGGGCCATAATGGAGAGATAGTACAAGATGTCCCCCAACTCTAAAGCTAATTTATGGGTATTACCGTTCTCCTCTCCTAAACAATGAGCCGGATCAAATCCATGGCCATGGAAAATAGCTTTTTTTACAATATCAGCAACCTCACCAGATTCCCCTGAAATTCCTAATGCTGCATTTAAAACACGTCCACCAAAATCCTGATTTGTATTCCATGTACGTAATGCCGCTTCTTGATATTGATCTAATTCACAAATTTGATTGTTGTTCATTACAGCTTGTCCTGCCTTTGATTTACTGATTAATTTTGTTACTCCAAATACACCGTTTTCCATTGTTTTCATTTTCATCTACTCCTTTTAACTAATATTCTTCTTAGTTTTTTTGCCCTAGCTTATTTGTTTCTTTTTATATTTCCTCGTAGGCTTTGTAGCCGCTTTTATTTCACTCCATCCAAGCGAAAGTCTCCTAAGATATGTGTGATATGCAATTCCATTATTTTTAGCTAACTCCACATAATATTTATCAAATTTATTCAATGGTTGTGTTATCGCTCTTTCTATATCCCAATTAATTGAAATGCGGGCATCTACATTGGTTTTGCTAATTCCGTTCCTTTTGGCTATTTCATAGTCCTCCCACGTTGGTACAGGTTTGTATTTCACGCTTATTCCTCCTAATCCAATGCCATTATTTCTTTTCTCGTTCGTTCAGAACGCTTTATTTCAATCTTCTGAATACCCTTACCATGCTCTTTCACTGCCGCGCTCCATGCTTCGCTCTCACTCTTAACATCGAACCAATCTATCTTTTGCCTTTCGTCCTGATCGTAGAAATGAACTTCGTATGTCGGCGTTATAACGATAGGATTCGCAAGGAATCTCTCAGCCGTGCTTGTCGCCGTATAATCAAAACTTCCGACTACATCTTCCAGAGTTAACTGTTTCATGCCCCTAACCCCATCGGACGGGATTTAATAATGTTTTTGTCTGCCTGGTCCATGATTAGTGCGGCGATTTCTAATTGATGCCTCCCTAACTCTTTTGCGATTTCAAGAATGCCTTTGTCTTCGTTCCACATTTCTTTTAATCGAACAACTTCACTTTCATCAAACAACAAGTCCAGGTCTTCTAAAGCGATATACAAGTTACGACGCGATTTCTTCATGTACTTTCTCTGCTGCAACGCCATTGTGTAATTTTCTTTGTCCATATCCGTTCCAAGTTTCGGCATCCCATTTCCCCTCCATTTGTAATTGATGAATTGCTCTTAATCTCGCCATAACGGCATGACGCTTTCTATCTACTTCCTCAGGCGTTTCATTCGCCGCTTCACAAATACATGGCCCGAATTGATACATTCCCATTCCAATATCGTTTTGAATCACTCCAGTTCCGTTACACGCGCACATAATCGTCACCCTTCCTTATTACAACTTCGATACTTAGCTCTGATATCTGAGCTACCGCAAAAGCCATATTGTTATGACCAGCTATGTTTAAACGTAATTTGTTGAAGATGTATAGCAATTCTTCATCTGAAAATTCAATCTTTTTACCTGTTGGCTGTCGCAGTAACTGACCTTCTATTTTTTCTAACATATCAATTTCAATACTGAATTTTTCTTCTTCTATCTTTTGCTGTACTTCTCTTATGCACTTACGGTATCCGTAACGCTTACCTACCGCTTTTATTAAATCGAACAAGGTTCTCGTTTCAATCCTTCTAACGGTTGGATCACCGTAGCAAATTGAGCAAGCTGTAATCATTTTCTCTTCAATGTGCACTTCATGGATGTCGATGTTATCAATTGCTGCACCGCATATATCGCAATATGGTTTAGATGGAGCTTGCACATCACCGAATAACATTTTTATATCCCCCTTAGAATTCGATTTTCCTTCTTCTAAAATCTTTTGTTTCTTTAAATACAATAGATACCCTATTTCCAAGCAACCTTGATACAATTCGTTCGTCGTATGCTTCTTCAATCCGTTCGCTTGATAAATTCATTGTTACAATTGTCGCTTTTCCCTGACGTCCATCAAAAATCGAGAACAAGATTGTATTAATAAACCTAGTAGCTTTATCATTACTGTTTAAAGCTCCTAACTCAGCTCCTAAGTCATCTAAAATTAAAAACTCTACTTCTACTAACCTGCGAATTATATCGTCCTCTGTGAGGGCACTGTCTTTGTTAAACGTACTTTTTATTTTCCTTACAAGTTCACTCATAGTAATAAAGATAACTTCTTTATTTTTAATCTGTAATTCCTTGCCTATGGAGTAGGCTAAATGTGTTTTTCCAGCTCCACAGTTTCCAACTAATAGTAAATTGAATTTTGCACCTTCAAGAAAGTCTTTCAGTGCTTTTACTGCTTTTTCTGCATTCGCTTGGGCTTCTTCACTTGTTGGACGGTAGTTTTCAAACCTGGCATTTTTGATTGCTATATCTGCTATCAAACTCTCTTTTTCAAAGGCTACTTTTTTTTCGTTATCTTTGTAATCATTCCACCGTTCATTTTCTGATTCGATAATAGGTTTCTCTTGTTCTCTGCTGTAGCAGATTGGACATGTCGGTTTGCCATCGTTTATTCCTTTTACACATAATTTCGGAAACGGTTTTTTATGATTCTCACTATTAGTACAGACATCAGAACTCATACTTGAATTCGCCTTTTTGACTAAATGTTTTATTACTGGGTTCTTCGTTATTTGAGTGACTTCCATTCATACCATTTCCTTTCGCTTTTTCTTCTTTAACTTCAATCACTAAACGATCCCATTGTTTTCTTAATTTAGACGGCGATAATATATTCTTTTTCCAAAACGAATTACTTTGGGACCACTTAAGTAAGTAGGTAATTTGTTCATTTGTTTTTTTATCACGTTCACGTATTAAACGAAATTCATTTGCCCACTTTTCTAAATCTGGCTCTTTGTGATCTGGATTTGTATCTAAAATCAATTTAAATAACAACTGTGCATGCTCCGTGTCGCAAGTTTCAAACTTGAGACGAGAAGTCTTTTTATTTGTAGTAATCTCTGTAGTATTCTTTGTAGTAATCTCTGTATTTGTCTTACGTTCTAACGTAGGAGCCTCCTCCGTTTCAGCGTAGGAGGGTGGTACGTTAGAACGTGGGACCCTCCTACGTTCTAACGTAATAGGGTCTTGGTACAAAATTGAAATTTTTGTGATTTCTTGTGGGACTGGTTCGATGAACATTACATTATTACAACGAATCCCGTTTGCTATAATTGTCCTAAATTCAATTGTGATTAGTCCTTTTGATTTTAAATAATCACATGCATCTTTCACTTGCCTTTTGGTAAACCCAAATGTTTCTGCTAGTTGTATATAACTTTTTTGCAACTTATCCGCCATGAACTTTTGTTTATATCGAATCTCATTCGTTTCTTCATCCCTTAGTTCCGTTGGTTTATACCAATAAAACACTTCACTTAAAACTGATATAGCAACCATATACGGCTTACCATTATCTAAAGTAAGGTGTTTAAACCAACCTTGGTCCATAGTATTACCGCGTAAGTTTATTCTTGCGATTTGCATCACATTGTTGTTCATTCAGTTCACCTTCTTCATTAGACGCTTTCTCTTTCGCATACCGCTATATCGCCTTGTATTTCAATAATTTTGTAACCTGGATAGCGATCAGGAGTAATGTATTGGCTCGCCTTCAATTTCGCTTCTTTCTCATTTCTTACGCCCTCCCATACCCATGACGGAAGGACGATTTTCGATTGATTTTTATCTAACATAGGCTTTGCTCCTTAGTTTGTTTGTTTTATTAAATTGACAGCTTGTCCTTGCGGTTTATCAAAAACAACTTTTAATGGTTGAAACATCATTGATGACAGTTGAAGCATCTCATTTTGATCATTTGTTAGTGCTACTGGATATAGCACTCCATCCTTGCAATACATCAGAATTACGCCGTCTTTCATTTTCATAATCCTCCTTATTTACCAATAACAACCTATGTGTTACAATAAAATCATAATTTTTTCAAAGCGACTTTCTTTGAAGCGTCCTGTCTCCTAACAGGGCGTTTCTTCAATTTTCATAGTAACAATCACAACAAGCTGTTAAAATTTAGTTACCGATGTGTGTATCAACTGGCCTGTACTTCTGTACGGGCTTTTTTGATACTTTCACACATCGGAATACTCAGGAATCCGTATACTAGGTGGGGGATACCAATAGATTCCTGAATATTCCGACAAGCGAAAGCTTGTCTATTCCTTGTAGGATTTCCTTCCTTTTTGTCGAATTAGTTAGATGGAAGGAGGTGCAACATGGCAGAAATTAAAGTAGGACTCACACAATTTTTAGACTTCACACTGAAAGGTAGTGCGGCTAAAACTAACTTTGTAAAAAATCTAAAATCTCAACCTGATTATCACCCCGCTTTCGATTTCTGGAAGCAATTACGGGACACAATTATTAAATTTCATCAAAAAGATTTACCTTTTGAATGTTTCGAAACATTAATACAAACTGTTGATCAAAGGAAAAAGCAAAACTATATAGATGTAATCAAACAGTACAAAAAATTTATAAAGAACAAAGATGTCACTTGGTTCGATCCTGGTAAATCAAACTGGATATCAGATGATTTAGTCGTTCGCTCATCTCCTGAACTTGGATTGCTTATCAACGATGAGCCGCATCTTATCAAACTGTACTTCAAAGGAAAAAAGGAACGAATTGATAGATACAACATCAACTCAACACTGACGTTACTAAACGAATCAACATTCTCAATCGATCATGAAAATGTAAATTACACAGTCCTTAACATCCAAAAGAACAAAACATATACAAATAATTCTATTAATAATGACTATTTAATAGCGCTTGAGTCAGAAGCTAACCAGCTTTGTTACATATGGAACAAGATGTAAAAATACTAGTTATTAATTTCATTACCTAGCTCATTCATAATTTGAGCACAATTTTCACAAATCCAATCATTTTCGTTTAATTGAAGCTCACCTTCTTGTTCCTCACAAACAATGCAAGGTGGGCGTTTTTTTAAGAATAGTGTTTTTAACCATTTCAACATTTTTATTCCCCTCTCTATTTATCTAGAGTTATATAATGGTACTTCTCGATGACCGCTACACAGTTATGTAACTTTTTGGATTTTAACTCTCGTATCATTTTGATGATGTTTTCTTTGTCTTCCTTATCCTTCTGCTGTTTATCCATCACTTTTCATCCTTCATATACCGTCTATCTATCCAATCCATTAAACGAATGAACCCGGCAAGTAAAATGAATAGAACCAGTATCATTAAATGTGAGAATGTGCTTTCTTCTAGCATTTACACTGCCTCCCTATCCATTTCTGGGATAATCCCGCGTTTCGTTAGAAGTTCGTGAATAAACAAACGTCCTTTTTGCGTCCAACGAGTATTCATTTTTACTGATCTACTACCATCTGAATGAGTTACATCTACTGTTTGTGATTTTGTGTAACCCTTGTTTTGGTGTTTCGAGTAGAGTAGCCATTGATTGTTTACTTTGTATTGCACCTTTTCTTCTTTCAGGATTTCATTAAGTTTCATCGCTGATAAACCATAATCAGCTGCAACTTGTGAAACCGTTACTGTATCTTGAGATTGAAGAATTTGGTCTAGGTATGTAATCTTTGATGCATTTTCTGCAATCTGTTGTGTTAACATAAGATTCTTTTGTTCAGCAACCTGTCTTGCTTGTTGTTCCTGCTTGAGTTGTGATGCAAGACCGATAATTAAGTCTGGATCTTGAAGTAGAGCATTAATTGTGTTTGGTGTCATGTATGCTCCGTGCTTTCTAACAGAAGGGAGCACTTCAATAGCTAACCAATCTTGAAATTGCTCTGCAATATCGTTGCTTGCTTTAAAAGCTAGCTTGTAAACTATCGATTCAGGTATTAGATCACCTTTCCCCACTTGTGGGGAATTTTTAGGAAGGTAAGAATTCACCCTATCCCATCTCACATACACTTTGTCATTTTTAGTTCTCGCAATCCCTAAGCTCTTAGCAACTTGTTCTACATCGAACAACACTTCGCCATTTTCGAACTTTGCTGATACCTCAAAAATTTCATTTTTAAATTTTTTTAGTTGGTTCATACTTCCACCCCTCATTATTAGTTCGAAAAAATCGAACTTAATATTTAAAAAAAATCAATTTTAATATCATTAAGTTCGATTTATTCAACCTTTTTAAAAAGATCTTCCACAGGTACTGAAAATACTCTAGAAATAGCAAAAGTCGCTTCTTTACCAGGTGATTTAGTACCCTTAACATATTCGCAAACCGTGCTTTTAGAGCGTTTTATCTCTTTTGCTAGTTGTATTTGTCTCATTTCATTTTCATCAAGCAAAGCTGACAATTTTTTGTTGTCAAAAATCATTTTCCTGTTCACCTCGCTTACAAGTAATACTATATCAAAAAGTTCGAAAAAAGGGAACTATTTTTTGAAAGTTTTTTAATCGTTTTAAATCAATTAATCTAATTATTATAATTTATTACCCAAGAAAAGTTTGCCCTGAGCGAACTTTTATAATAAAATGAACTTAATTACTAAAACACTAATGAAGTTATTTATAACTGATCATATATAGGATTCAATTTAAGAAAAGGGTGGATTAATTATGCGTGGGGATAGGGTAAAGCAATTAAGGAAAGAAATGAAGTGGACACAAGAAGAATTAGGGAATCGTGTGGATTTAAAGAAATCAACAATATCAGAGATAGAGAACAACAAAAAAGATGCAGGAAGAAAAGCAATTACTAATATAGCTACTGTTTTGAATTGTACTACTGATTATTTGTTAGGATTAACAGATGATCCGCGATTAAATGAATCTGAAGACACTAAAACAGATGATTTAGCAAAAAAATTCGCCGAATTAGTAGCTGATTTACCAAAAGAAGAACAAGAAAACGTTTGGAAACAAGCTTTGATGTATGTTAATTTCACAAAAAATAAGAAAAATGATTGATAAAAAAAGGCTAACCGTCAATGGTCGCCTTTTTTATTTATATTACTTTGATTGTAAGAAATTTAATAATTCTTCTGCAGTCCCTTCTTTATTTTCTGAAAGCCAAACCTCCGCTAATTCTCTCAATAGCTCTAATTGATCTTGTGTCATCCCCAACATCCTCCAATATCTTCATAATAATTTGTGAATAGATTCACAATCATTGAACTTTACTATATTTTTTATCAAAAGTTCAATAACCCCGAAAATGAATAATGACGCCTTCTGCAAGAGAAGACGTCATTATTATCTATTTATTAAATTAGACCCCTGTGCCAGGGCCCATTTCTGAGTACAATGTAATTTGTGTCTGAGCTTCCTTAACAACTTGTTTTGTTTGCTCTTTTTTATCAACTGGGGTCAATAAGAAACCGCCAGCTAATGCTACGCTTGTGATTAGCGATAGTATTTTTTTCATTCAGCATCACCCAACTAAATTATAGCATTTGTGGGACATTATTCCTAGATATTTCTTCGGTAAAAATGAATAAAAAATATTTTGAGATTGCTCGAATAAATATAAAGCGTCACTCAATATTTTTTTATCATTTCCTTTCGCAAGAGCAAGGTAGAATGTCTCGTACGCATCAAGGTATCCCTTTTCTTTTAAAATTCCCATTAATATCTCTAGAGCTCTTTCATTATTACCTTTTTGAATTTCTAAAAATGCTTCTTCTGATTTAACTATCGGATTAATACTATTTAAATCCACTTTCCAATAAATCTTTAAAAAGTCTATAGTATTTAAAAATAGATTTTTACGTGCTGTTAGCTGCAAGCCAGGTCCTTTATCAATTAATTTTATTGCTTCTTCCAAATAAAATAATGCTTTCTTAAAATCTGTAAATATATAAGATTGACCTAAAACCCCATAAGCTGTAACCCTAAAAACAGGAAAAAATTTCTCCGAATTAATATCATTCAAAATTTTATAGCAACACTTTCTCATTTTATCAATTTCAGCACATGTAAGGAGACCGTACACTATTACTTCTTGTATCTTGAATTCGAGGAAATCCCTTATGTATTTATCCTCTATACCTTTTGCTTTCTCAATAAGCTCGTCAGAAAGCTTGTTCATTTCTTTATAATTCTCTTGATCATACTTTACGTGTAACATAACTATGCCACATAAGACTTCCATTTCTAATGTTTTGTTTGTAAACTCGCTGGTCGCTTCATCAAATTTATCTAGCAGTTTATCACCAGATAACTTGCCACTATATCTTAAATAGAGCAACTCACATACAATAGCCCATTTGCAATTTTTAGTGTTTTTTTCTTTTATAATTAGTTCGCTTAAAATATCAAGTTCACCATGGGACAATAGATAATACATTGCAACTTTCTTATTTGCAGGCCTTTTTAAAACCTTTGAATACTTTCTGCAAAATTCTCTTCTAGCATTTATCTCATAAGGGTACACTTCTTTAAGCATCTCGCCACACTTATTAAAAAGTAATTGATGCTTCCCCTTTAAAAACCTAGATAATGTGGCAGGATCAATTCCCAACTTTTTCACCAATTTATTTCGATTGATGTTTTTACTGTTCATATCATCGGATAACTTGTTCAACACTTTCCGCATAAAATTGCTCCCCTTCGTTCGGAACAAAAAGACACGTAACCCCAATTTATTACATATAAAGGAAAAACGTGCCACTATCAATCTAAGTTGTGTTATAATTATGTAAGAGATCCGCGACAATGTTCCCTACCTGGTTTAGGGGGCAGTGTAAGAGTGTGGCTAGCACTACTTACACCGTGGGTCTTTTCTTACGTCCGTTTATTTTATTATTTTCATACTAACATAAATCCCCCAAAATTCGGTTACATAGTTATCTGAAAACTCTTGAGAAAATTGAGAAACCGCTCTACAACAACGTTTCTTGCATTGTACGGAATGGAATATGCAATTTTGCATTAATACGTTTTTTAACCCACATGCATATTTTACCACAAAAATACGAACTTTCGTTCTGTTTTTCACTTTATTTATTAGTTGTAAAACAACTGTAATATGATTAATAGTTAATAATACACCTTATTATAGTAGTGTGATAGCACAATATTTATACTTTACTTATTATGATACTCTTTGGACAAACTTTAAAACATTTAAGAAAATCACGTGATTTAACACAATCTGAATTAGCTGAGATTCTAAATCTAAGTCAAAGTCAGATTAAAAATTGGGAAACAGGTCGGTTCCAACCGGATATCGAAACCTTGGCAGATATCGCCTCCTTTTTTAATGTCTCTTTAGACGTTCTTGTGGGCTTCTCTAACAACTTTCAAGACGAGCCAATACAACAAGTCATTTCTGAAGCTAGGGCAACGTACGGGGCTTTAGACGAAGCTCAGAAAGAAAGGTTTTGTAATCAGCTATTATTAATTATTCAAATGATTAGAGAGAATCCCGAAACATTCTGACAAAAAATAAATATCTGAGCTATACAAAAAGGGGCGTACAGCTCTTTTTTGTTTGTCTGATTCTATCTTACATCCCTCCATTTTCCAATGAAAGAGGTAAAATATTCTTCAATATACAGAAAATAGTGAAAGTTAGACTGTTTTTGTTGGCTCTATGCGATTTATTGAAATATGCAATATTACATATCCATCAATTGTAATTTAAACCATGTTTTACTCGTATCAACCGACAAAAGTAAATGTTATAATCCGCTTTGACTAACTGCTACGAAAGCTCATGCCATTGCTAACGTTTGCAGTTTATCATCCACAACTAGGGCCGACTCCCTAGATTGCGGTACTATTCCGCAGCCCTTAACAATTCGTTAGGGGCTTTTTTATTTTCATTCGACAAGATATGACAAATGAATATTTTTTTATTTGTTACCATTGTGTGAGAAATCTTACATTTGGAGGGAATAAGGCGACATGTCAAAAAAGAACGAAGAGAAGAAACCTAGTGAAGACAAACTCGCTAAGCAAGCGATAGCTAAGAAATATCAAAAAGAATTTAATGAAACTCCTATAATCTTTAGAGCTGGATTTAAAGAAAATAAATTTGGTTACGCAACCATCACTAAAGACCATATTCAACTGTTTGAGTATGATAAAAATGTTGATGATGTAATTAGCCTCGCTATTCATCAAATGGATGATTACGAAAATGTAGTTATTGACCACTTTGCAATAAAATCAATCTTTCAGTTCAAGGGAATAAGTAAAACATTCGAGCTTATCGTTAAAGAGGATGGGAAAAAAGTAGAAAGTTTCATTCAAAATAACACAAGCATTGAAACCCAAAAAGTACATAGAAAATTCCGTAATAAAATACTTGGATTCCGCTCTAATACAAAATGGAAAATGGTTGTAGCTAGTGCTGTGTATCTATTCATCGCGGTTGCTGCTGTTAGCGGATTTATGGATAAGACAGAAGAAAAAACTGCCGGTTCACAAGTTTCTCAAACTAACAACGAACCAGCAAAAAAATCATCAGCATTAGATCATGCGTCAAAAGAAACTTCAAATAAGCCTAAAGATACAGCTTTAAAAATGGATGATGGCCGTAATGTTAATATGGAAATTTACAATAAATACAATGTGAAGTATCAATCCTATGAACCAACTGATGCTGCTATGTCTAAAGATAAAGCTGTTATGCAACATTTTGAAAAAATGGCCGAAAAATATAACATGTCTGTTCCTGAATACATTTCAAAAGAAAAAGAAATTGTAGCTACTAATGTCCAGAAGGAAAAAGAAGAAAAACAAAAAGCTGATGAGGATAATAAAAAACAAGCTGGATCTAGTAGACCGACAATCTCGAAAGATGAATTCGACAGAATTGAAAACGGTATGACGTACGATCAAGTAAAAGAAATCATCGGTAGCGATGGAGAGGTTATGTCTGAGGGTGGAGATAAAGGGACTGAATATTACACAGTTATGTATATGTGGAAAGGGGAAGGCTCTCCAGGAGCTAATGCTAATTTTATGTTCCAAGGTGGAAAACTAAATAATAAAGCACAGTTTGGATTGAAATGAAATACAGATTCAAGTCATATTTCTCAATGTACAAACTAACTTAACATGGTAAAATAGTATTTGGATGGAAGTCCAATACATATTATTAAAATTAAAGTGGTTATCAAGTCGAAGGAAGGCACCTTAGGGTGTCTTTTCTTTATTTTAAAAGGACCTGCTCAATTAATGCCTAAAAACATAAGGTATATTAAATCCGTTAAATACATGCGTACACCCTTGTTTTCTCCTCTTATTAAAGGAGGTTCTATTGTTATGGGCTATGGTGGTAGTTGCGGCGGAAGCTGCGGTTTTGCTGGAGGATTCGCTTTATTAGTTGTGCTCTTTATATTATTAATCATTATTGGGTGCAGCTGCTTCTGCTAAAAAAACTATTAGGAAAGGCACTTTTTGGTGTCTTTTCTTGTTTAAATACAATTACTTATTAAGTAGTGATTCGAATGGGTTGTCATTCGAATAAATCATTTGTATAATGAAAGTAATCAAAATCAATGTATAGTTATAAAAATAAGCGTTTCAACATATTATCTTAAGTGCATAATATAAAAAGACGAGATGCGTCAACATCCCGTCCGTTTTGTAACCTTCGCCGATAGGTGGTAGGTTGCGGAAAATTTATTTCTTTTTCTTAGAGCTACCTCTATTACGTTTGGTCGACGTCGGGGTGGCTCTTTTACGTTTATTATTACGTTTAGCTACTAGCTTGTTTGCATATGCAGCGGCAAGTGTCGTAAAGAACACTTTCGCAGCGTCTTGTAATAATTGAAGTAAAATATCCATTCGGTTACACCTCCTTCCTTCGTCAAATGAAGAAAGGTTGCAACCGTCCACCCACGATTTCAGTTACTATAAATATCATAACATAAATACGGACAACGGCAATTTAATCTTTTATGGAATTTCGATGTAAAATCGTTGACCTCAAGAACCAAAAATATAAATCAGTTACCGTTTTTTGTATATATTCGACAAATTATAACAAAAATATTTTAATATCTATGATACGATTTTCTTGAAAGCGATATATTATTAAAATTAAAGTGGTTCAAGTCGGAGGAAGACACCTTAGGGTGTCTTTTTCTTTTCAAAAATGATATACTATTTATCATCCATGGACCTTTAGCTCAGTTGGTCAGAGCAGACGGCTCATAACCGTCCGGTCGTAGGTTCGAGTCCTACAAGGTCCATTATATTAAATGAATATAAAACTTTCTCAATATGTGGATTACTTATATATGGTAATATATAAGTAATCCTTACTTGCGATTGCAAAATCGTTCAACTACAACTCTCATTTTCAGCGATAGAATGAGAGTTGCCTTTTTT